CCGAATTCAGTAAATAGTTTGCCTATGCGATCCTGATTAATACCCCTATTAGTCCCATTAAAAACAATGGTTGGGATCCCGTACTGTAAAGAATAGCGTTCTTCTTGAAGCAACGCCTCCTCTCTATTAGAGAGGATATTCAGAATCCACATCCTCTCAGCCCTCTCCATAAAGGCACGACCCCCGTACGAATTTAGATAATCCCCTCCGCGCTTATTATTCTTACCTTTATTGGTGATCCCAACTCGAAATCCCATATCACTACGGTACATCAAGTAAACAGCAACTTGATCTAAACCATCCGTCATGGGCTCCGAGGCCCATATTTTGTGATTTGGCGATATTGTAAGACTGTGCCCGCCGTCAGTTGTAAGTTTGAAACCCTCTTTCCAAGTAGAGAGGACAACATTCTTAACGGTCTGTGGTACAATCCTACCATTACGATTCGACAGAACCTGATCTCCAGGTTTCAGATCTTCTGCTCGTACCTCCCCGCCAATAACAGCTATGGGAGTGTCTACGTGGCAACATTGCTTGTCGTCCCCAATGCAAGCATAGAGATCAGCCTTTTCCCCAAGAATGCTGAACATATCGTACTGAATTTGGTTCAAGTCCTGAGACTCATCAACCAACACAACCTTGTACCTACGCTGCTCAGCATCTCTCGCTTCCGGGCTGTCCTTGAGTAGGTTGAGAGCCGTAACTAACTGATCCGTGTAATCCATTGCCGGAGCTAGCACAGGGTCATTCTGCTTGAGCCACTCATAGGCACCGTACAAGGCAGCAAGAGCATTACCCTCCCCAAGCTCAGATCGAACATCATCAACGGACTGACCCGCATTCTTGAAGTTCTCCACGTACAGCTTGGCCCGCTTCTCACCCATGGGCTTGCCTAGGGCATCAACAATCGGGATCCCCAAGTTGAACCATTGACCCACCGGAGTTGTCCAATACTTTGAGATCTGCTCCCCAAAGGGTTCCGAATAGGCAGCGGTCACCGGTGGAGCTGAAGGGGGAGACATAGCAGCCCGAACAGCTTCTACCAAAGGCTTATCTTCTTCAGCATATCGCTTGTAATAGGGTTTCCCTCGACCACCACCACCGCCTCCGCCCCCACCCTCGAACTTGGTGATCACAGCCTCTTGCTTGGGACTTAGAGTCTTGCCCCGACTGAGCTGTGTGTGGAAAGATCTAAGGATATCCAGATCTTGCCACCCCGGAATGGCTTCAATCCGCTTCATGGCCCCAGTGTTTTTCTCAAGGGACTCCTGGTAGAGTTCGACACTCAGAGGAACTTGCTTCAAAGCCATCTTGAACAGCTTGTCAGCATTCTTCACACTATTGACGGCTTGCTCAAGGTCAGGACGGTGTCTTTTGATGATCTCACGAGCAATTGAGTGTGTTGTTCCAATCCTAGCCCCGTGAATCCCCGCGTTCTCAACACGGCTCTCGAGCTGTGAGGAAGCGGCCCTTGTGAAGGAGCAGGTCATGATCTGGTTAGGTTGGTAACCCCTCTCCTCAACCAAGTCAGCGATGGTCGCTACAATGGTCATGGTCTTTCCAGACCCGGCACCGGCGGCAATCACCAGCTTGCCCATCGAGTGCATGACGTCTTCTTGTTCAGGGGTAAGCCCAAACTTTTGGGCTACCTTTGACTCAGAAGACAATCTAGTGGTCGCCGCGGACATAGTGGTCTGAGGGTCTTCAGAATCACCAATGGCCTCACTGAGGTCAGCTCGAAGATCCAACTGCTTGTCCTCGAGATCAGCCCGAATAGGGGATGTCTTAGGTTCAGCAGCTAACTTCTGGGTCACCTCTTTCAACTCGGTAGCTATCCCTCGAGCCCCCTCTGCCTCTGCAGCTACTACATCAACGGTGTCGGGTGGAGAACCCAGAACCTCAGCCGTCTGCTTCACCCATCGGAACATAGTTGAGAGTCCTGAACTAGTTGGAACAATCGCCAACTTCTGAACCCTTATTGCTACATCCTCTTCTTCACAAGCTGCTGCAACCTTGACTGCATTCGTGTAAACCCGCTTTGGGAATACATCCCTCATGAGGGCGGATCGGTGCCTTAACCACACCATCAAATCTTCTACGAACCGGGCTTTCCTTGACGGATCCAACTGCTCTATCAAACGGTACTTGGACTTGATGGTTCCAGCATCTGGACGATCCATCAAGGTCTCAATGTGCTTTGCAGCCGCCGCTTCGATAGAGGATCGGTGCATCCGGTAAAGAGCAAGTCCCTTGTTTAAGTGCTCATCCTCACTACCTGCCATCCTATAAGCATCAATGGTCAGTACCAGGACGAAGAGATCCAACAGCCTACCCGGAGTCGTCTCACGATCACTCCTGTCTTTGGGGTCTAGATCTTCTGCGGTTTTCAAGAGGCTCTCATCAATAGTCAGGGCCATCGGATTCTCCGGCTACACATACAGGATTTCTAATAGAAAGTCCATTCACCAATACCCCGGCCAAAGGATAGATCAAACCATTTCAACATCGTGGTACTTGAGATACCACGATGTTGAAGGCTAATTGACTCTACCAACCGATTATTCCCGTAACTACTTGAAGTTACTGCCCCTAGACCCTAGCTCTTAGGTTGAAGGTCAAAACAATATATAATAGAGGGAAAATCGGGGCGTAGAATGCGGTTGCATTGAGTATTGTGGGGTCACTGGCGTCCACTGTGGCTTGGATGCCGGTGAAGGCCGACACAATTTCCTGCTGAATCAACTGCTTGAAGAGGGAGGTCATCGAGACCTCTACTTCATTGGTTCGACTCGACAGGAACTTGGTTCCCACGTAGGCGTCGAGGACTGACCTAGAACTGATCGAGACGAAGTCTGCGATCTGGGTCACTGTTGGCAGCCTGGTGAGAATCGAGGTCATATTGGTCGTGAGACCCTGACGGATTCGAATGATGGGTTGCAGGTCTTCCAGGATGGTAATACCGGCAACTGCGGTCTGGTTGGCCTCCACCGGATCCATAATCCTGGGGATTCGTGTGAATCCTTGGATCTGGCGTCGAGTGTAAGGAGTGGCCACGTCCACAGCTGGCGAGCATACCGCACCGGCAATAGCCGCCGCGAAGAAGGTTCCATCCACCAGGGACTCGAAGGTGTTACCGAGTTCATTGGTGAAGGTGACCACCGCGGAATCCGGATAGAAAGCCACGATCCTCGAGCTGAACAGAGACCTTGCAATTGTCTGAGCCGTAGTGGGAGTCGTCCCACTGGCAAAGCCAATGAAGCCCATTCTCTCCGACTGATTACGGATGTTGCTCATCACTTCACAGTGCTGAGTCAGGTACGAATACACTGCGGTATCCGAGCTCAGTGGGATTAGGATGTCCGGCTTGACGTTCCCCGGGAGTGGAGTTGCCAACCCTTGGATTGCCGTAATGAAGCTCTGAGCAGAGGCTTGGTTCGTATTAGGAACCTTTAGAACCTGCTTGATACCCACTAGGACAGCACCGTTGAGGATTGCCAGGTAAGCACCCAGGGTGACCCTGTTCTCAGCCGAGAGAGGACCATAGGTGGTCTCTACGGTCTTGAACTGGCTGTAGATCCTGGTGGCGAAATCTTGCTTCATGAAGCGGTAGCTGATGAAGTAGAAGTCACCGTTGGCAGGCTCGAGTCCGGACGGGTTAAAGGTCTGGACATTTGCCGTGTCATTCACACCAACGCTGACCGTGTTGGTAACGATGGTCTCGAGCCCTGGAAGAGCATAGTACGGAATTCCAGGATTCACATTGAATGTCACGGAAGCCTGGAGGGTGAAGTTACTACCTCCGTAAGTTCCAGTCATAGAAGGCAGAACGGTGAACCTAAGACCTGTACGGGCATCCGTGTAAGTCTGACCAGGGTACCCTGTTCCAGCCGATCCAGTTGTGACATCAGATGAGGTAACGGTGAACTTATCAGTCGCATCCTCACCATTATCACCCGAGGTGCCTGGAACAATCCCAGTGCCAGTTAGGATGTTGAAAGCCGAAGCTGATCCACTTTGGAATGCAATGGTACTTGTCGTAGCACCCGTCGTAATGGATTCAATGGTAACATAGGTCTGTGCATTGATGGTTGTAGGATAGGCAACCACTTTGCTAGTAAAGCTAGCGGTAGCGATAAGGGAATCGACAACCTCTTGAGCACTGACTAGTGTTTGACTAGCGAACGAACCCTCGATAAATCCTAGGGTAGCATTCGAGGTACCATTACCAATTAGAATTGAGGACGATGGGGTATTGGTGGTACTAGTAATCCTAACTAGACCAGCATTCTTCACACCAGTTCCAGCCGAAGCTGAACCCTGTGAGCTAATCACAGCCTGAATATCTGCAGCTATATTGGCCGCTGATGTTGAAGCTGTATTAAGGGTAACTGTGAAGTCAACCCCATTGATTCTGGCCTTGAAGGTATCGTTCACACCAGCGGTGATCACGAATGTTTCTGGGACAGTACTCAGGAGAGTTGCTGGCTTGTTGATAGCACCAGTGGTCCCATCAGCTTCCTGGAAGGTTGTGTAACCCAAGGTCGTCTCAGCCGTTCCCTGACGAATCCTGACTGAGCTGATAGCATCAAAACCACCCGGTAGAGCACCCGGTGTCGTGTTGCTCTTGATGATGAAGAACGCTGCTGTAGCACCAAAGGCTGAAATGGCGGTACACGTTGCTGGAGCAATTGCTACACTTATAGCGGTAGCTGTGTTTGCTGGGGTATCCGTTGTCAGGAGGGTGACAGTCTTATCAACCCCGTCAATGGTGAGGTTGAATACATCGTTCACACCAAGAGTGAACACAACGTTGGCACCGGTTAGCGTAACAGCATGGCTCACAAGAGCCGCGGGTGCCGCTGTAGACAAGTTCGTTGTGTACGGGGTGGGCCCTTGGACAAGGGTTCTCCAGGTCTCAGACTGGGTGTAGAACGAGTAAGGAGCTGCCCCCTCATTCGTAAACACAGCATTACGAGCTGCAGCCGTACTGAAGGTGACCGTAATGGTCTCCGATACTGGTGTTCCAGTATCGGCATACATGGCATCTGGGATGAATTCAACCCCACGAGGCCACTGAATAGTCGGGCCACCACTCTTGCCTACAAACCGAACCTGGTACAGGTTCTTGTTCAGGAGGGATGAGAAAACCAGGTACTGTCCCACACCAATTGGTCCTGGAACCTGATTGGTCAAGATGTAGGTGTCGTCTACAATACGATTGTAGTAGAAGGTAGCGAACACCTTCCAGTCCGCCGGGATTGGATCCTTGATGGTAATCTTCCGGTTGGGGCCGTCTACCGCAATGACCTTGGCTGCCGGTCTACCAAGAGCGTCACCAAGAGTTCGACCTACCCTGGCAATAACCAGGTCGGGGCGGTTCGTGATGAGGTCTTGACGACTGTTGGCAACCGCATTGAATGTATTAAGACCCAGAGGTGTGTCTCGGCCGTTACCGGTCGTTGGGACCTCAGGCAG